TAATAAAGCAAGCAAATAACTTAAAGAAACTAAGCTAAAAGAAACAGCAAAGCAAACAAACTAAGCACACTGAACCAAATAAATTCACTTGCAATATATTACAAAACTGGTACTTCCCCCAGTGTGGGCGAAATCTTAAGGTTTTCAATACCTATGTGAACACGCTACTTCCTGGCAGAGAAGAAAGCAAATTCACATTCATCCGTGAGATAATTTAGAGATTTGCTTTGAGAAATAACATTACTCAGGACAGCATTGGAAGTATCCACCTGTACAATGTCATTCCGCACAGCAAAAAGAAAGGCCACCAAATTTACTGGTATAACATTTGATCTCACGGCAAATTTGATAGTTTTCCCTTCTTTAAAAGCAGTTCTCACCACTTTATTCAAGTGGGATTCTCTTCGAGCCACATTTAAACTCATCCAAGATTGGGTGGGCAAACCACCTCTTCCTGTTCCCACAGTCCAAGTAACTACATGGTGGCCCTTAGGAAGGGAAGATTGGGGATAACCCACATTAAAAAGTAGCCACACTTCATTCTTAGTGGTTTCCCTATCATATGCCACTTGTGCCAGGTCTACCACCTCATACTTCTCAGTAATCTTAAGCACAGGTTCTGGTCTACCTTGCTTTATCAGAGCTGGTCCTAACAAATCAACACTAGTTAACAAATCACTCTCACCTCCAGGATCAGAGCAATTCATCTCTCTTTGCTCTGCATAGAATTCACGCAATTGAAAGCTAGTAGGTAAATCTTGACTCTGAATCCAAGGTATCTGCGCTATAGCTTTTCTTCTGAAATCAACCATTTCCTTGGGATCATGCATGTAAAGCTCTCGCAATACACTACGCAGATTTGTCAAGTAGGCTTCTTGTTGCTCACAATTGTTCACATTAACATAATGCAACTGGGCCCATAAACTGTTCTCGTCCTCTGGAGAATCCATGCGTACACTGGATCGCTTCTTGAAACCTCTTTTAAGAAAATCACACTCTTCCAATTTCCTGAAAGACAAAGTAGCACTTGTCTTGTCCTTACCATCTGTGATGATGATTCCTTGGCTAGCCATCTCATGCTTAAGCTTGGTGCCATCAAAGTAAGGTTTGATCACAGCATTCACTGAAATCAAGTTATCATCCCCATATGTCACAAGCGTCACCGATTGGTTGAACTTTCTACATGCGAAAGAAGGAGCATTCTGCCGCTTCAAAATTCTCTTGTAATAATAACGCACGAGAATTTCATTGAAAATACTGTTACATATCACAGTCAGAGGAAAACCTGAAGGAATACCGCACTCAACTTTCCAAACCTTGTCCTTGCAAATAGCAATTCTTGAACAGCAAGCCATCAACAAATTTTTCCGCTTTCTCTGTGTGGCCTCATCCCCTTTGCAAAGAGTATTTATCATATTAGCCATAACTTCCATAACTTGCTTCGACAGCAAGCCATCAAAAGAACTGTAGTCACAACACAAAATGTTGTCTCCATTTTTCTTAAGTCTTGCAGCCAAACCACTCCATTCCAAACTGTAGGGATTAATACCAACTTGGCAAGAAAGCTTGTCCCTACTCTTCATAATAAATCGCACGAAACGCAAGAACAATTGCCGCACCAAAATGTTGTACTCCATGGGCAAAATTGTAAAACACCTTGTTTTAGGTTTGGAAAAAATCTTCCTCATGGGTAGTTTTTCGTCCTTAGGGCACTCTATGCCAACCAATTCAGGCACGGAATGCTCAATAGTTTTACACAACTCCAGATAAGCCTCGTGCACAGAAGTTCCCGGAATGAGATTTACAACATGTCCATCTCCTTCCACAAAACGCCGCTTGCCCTTTTCTCCATTTTTTCTAGATAGGACATGTGGAAAACCTTCAGAAGTAGCAAGGGGTATGCGGTCCATATAGTCAACTGCTTCGATACCATTTAAGGCCTCATCAATAGACACTTCCCCAAAATCAAACTCATCACCAGCACAATCAAACCATTCTTCCACAATATCCTGAGCAACTTCATTCAACAAAACACTATCCAGTGTATCCATAGGTTCTGCATACTTATTGATGCCAGACCAAAAAGGATCATATTCCTCATGCTCCGTACCTTTCAACCTTTCATCTCCCTTCACCAAGACTGAGGGAATCTTATCACATGGGGTCTCCAGATGCCATTCTACAGGTGTTTCCACCAATGACGTCTTGGTAGGAGTTGGTACATACAAACCAGGTTTCAGCGTGCCCACCATAGACACTCCTTTCTGGGCTTCTTGCACAAAAGGAAAGAAATCAAAGTGCTTTTCAGCTCCCTGGGCCTGAGCAATAGGTTCTAAAGGTGGCAATAGAGCAGCAAAGCCCATTTCACCATCTCTTCCTGCCACATGTATGCCAACCAGCTTTCTTTTTCCCCCAATCTCCGCAATAATCATAGAACCACAATCCTCTGTTATAGTAGGAGCCTTGTAAGCCAAACTAACTGGTACCTTCTGTTGGTACTCACCATCCATTATGACCAATGGTTCTGTGTTTAGAGACACATTGATATCAGCATAAGTTGGATTGTAAGTTCCAGCATTCTTGTCCCATTTGCAGCACACAAAATCAGCTTTAAACTTCTTTGGAAGGTCTTTTTCCGGATCCCAACAAAAAAGATCCCAACACGAATGAGAAATGTCTTCAAGACTACTGCTAGTGTACACACACAACTCTGAATCCTTAATAAACTCCATGTTCTCTGGCTGGTAATGGTGGTAGTATGAACGCTTGTCAGTAACTATGCGCACCATTCTAGAATAATTCCCTAGCATTTTGAAGAAATGGGAATAACCAATAAATCTCCTACCAGGAACCAAAGTGATTTGAATATGAGAAGATCCCATAACAAATGTTGCATTGCATTTGCTCATGATTGCAACACTACTCTGATGCAGTGACATCTGAGCAGTTGCCCAATTTCTCCTGGTAAGAGGCACATTACGATACCTATGCTGTTCCTGATCATGGCGGTTGGGTTTTCTGCTTTGAGCCTCAGCAGCAGACACTGTCGAAAAGCCCGCCATCGCGGCACCAACTAGGGTTCCACCTCCACTAGCATGCTTCAATGTCTCAAATACCTGCCAAAAAGCACTACCCGCAACTCCTGCAAGAACAATACCAACAATGACTTTCAAAGGCACAGGCCAATCAGCAATTTCCGTTTTGTAAGCCGTATAGAGCACCTCCTTAATAGAATTCCACATAGTTTCATACCATGTGGCTTTCTTTGTCCTCTCCATCAGGCACCCTATACCATACAAAATGGCTCTATGCCAGGGCTTTAGTGAAGCAATATTTCCCACCAACTGCTGGTGGTAGTGAGCATCCACTATAGTTCCAACAAAATTCAAATTTCTGTCATAGTTATCCACACACACAAGTTCTTGGAGATGGTTATGAATAACCACATTCAACTCTTTGGATAAAAGCAGGAATTCATAGGCCCCAATTAACTTATTCTCACTATCCCGCAACACGACCTCTTTTTCTGAATCCAACACAGGCCCTTCCCAACACTGTATTTCTTTCCGCAAGTTAGCAGCAACATGAAAGTACGTATTGCCCCGCGGAACAGAATAAAGATGGTAATATTCCTCTTCCGCAGTAAGTGCCTGAGCTTGAGCCATTAAATTTGGGGCGTCAGATAGAAAAGTTCCGAGCTGAAGAATCTGTTCAAATTTTCCAAAGTGTGAGGAAAAAACACTCTTTCTCATCAAGCCTACCAAGTTGGCATTTTGTTCTTCCACGTGCTGTTCGTGTTTTGTGAAACAAAAAGCCAGAAAGTCTGAATAGCTCTCAAATCTATGAATGATCTGATATCTGTCATGCACAAACTTCTTGACTTCATAGATCTGATTCGAAGTAAAATCATTGGGATTGTACTCTTCCCCTTGTTTGAGACTTACAGTAACCAAGATGTGACGTCTGTTCTTAAAAGCTATATCATCACGCACACCTGCTTCAGGATCCACCTCTAAGAAATTAGTAGAACAAAAAATAAATTGTGAATCAAATGCCATTCCTTTTTCCTCAATAGAAGCCATTGACAGGGGATAGGGAGAACTTGATACCAAATTTATTAATTGAGCCTCTGCGCTAATATCTCCTCTAACAGCACCAAAATCATCAACGGTGACAATAGGCTGACGCCTATAACCACTCCAATAAGGATCATTCATATTGCGCGCATAAGCGGTATCTTCACCAAGACCCAGTTTTTCCTGAAAATCACACACGAGCTTATTCACCAATAAGGATTTGCCACAACGTGATCCTCCATGACAGAAAATGGTGAATGGCATTTTCCGCACTCCTTTGACTCCTTGCACGGAAGAAGTTCTGTGTAATTTTTCCAAATCTTCTATGCCCTTGAGAATCATGTTGGAAATTGCTGGTGTTATCCTCATTTGCGCTACCATAGATTTCCTCATGGTATATCCTCGTTCCAGCAAAATGTTCATTTCCAACATCTCATCCTGGTTGCAGTAAGATTTTGCAATGAAAGCATCTTTCAATGCACTAATGCCCTTGAGCCAACCATCAACATCCTCTCCAAAGATTAGAGAGGCATCAGTTAAAAAACGCGCTTCCAAACCCAAATTTTCCCAAGCAAAATCTCTCAACAAAGAAAGAATTTTCCCAGCAAAATTTTTAAGGTGGCCTACACTAGTAGCTATAGCATTAATTGCAGTGCAACTACGCCCAACTGTCACTAGAGATGCCTGAGACGAAGCCCCAAGACTATTAGAGATAGTCTCTAACATGTCAATAGGACCCTGTGCTGTAGTGATTTTCTTGGTACCATGCCTATGGGAAAAAGAGCGAGCTATTACTAGGGAAACAGCTGCCACTGTCACACCCAATATACGCATCAGCTCCGCAAAACCCCTGCTGGCACTATGGAAATTATAGCAAGCCACAGCTACCACGCCTGTCTGTAGAAACATCTCAGCCAGATTGTAGGACTCGCTAATGATGTTTGTATGCAAAAGTATTTGCTCCAACACACCCAGAGCGCATGCAGCAACCATGGTAGCCAAACCCCAAGTTAGAAGTTCTTCACAGCCTGCAAAGAAAGCCACCATGGCTTCTTTACTAGACTTTATCCATTCCACCAGCTTTGCCCACACTGTTGTAACCCATGAGCAAACTCGCGCAGCCATAGGAATTTTTTCCTCAATTAGCTTATTAAAGTAATTGCGAAAGGAATCCAAAATGGCGTCAACAGTCCATCCAACCATTCCTTTGATTTTTAATGGAATCCAATTTGCAACTCCACTAACAAAGTTTTTAAGGCCTTGTGCTTCCATAACAGGAATTTTCTCCAACACGGGAAGCTCCCCGGTTAAGGTCAATTCTGCATTTAAATGCTTAAGAAACATAGCCTTATTGAATTCCATTAAGTCCCTGTATCCATGCTTATGACTAGTTAAATAGTAACAATGAACAGTAAAACGCTCATACAAAAACTCAACAGCAGGATATTCTATATCACAAAGAACACCACTGTTTATTTCCAAAGCTAGCGCTACACATGAAATAGCGACCAAACCAACATCCTTCTTAACTTTGTTCATAGCGCTGGTATAGGTAATATCCTCTACATGGCACTCCTCATCTTTGGAGTACCACACAACATGTTGCATAAACTCATTGCATCGGACTTGAGAAATAATCTCTGCAACACTCTGACCCGCCTTGAATACTAATGTATACATGATTTAATACAGCTGAATACACTAACAACTTGCAGTAGACTTGTTTGCAGAAGAGAAAAGTTCACTTTGAAGAGAGGGAGAGAAGAAAAGTAACCGTTTGCTTTTGAGAAAGAAAGGAGAAGAAAGAGAGTTTCGACTTTCGTCACGTTCGCGGTTATTGCAATAACACGGAGGGGATCGCCTCGGTTATTCTTTAAAAGAAAAGTGAGCAATGAAAAGTAACCGTTCGCTTTGTAAGAGAAGGAAAGGAGAAAAGAAAGAAGACTTTCGCCACGTTTGCGGTTATTCAAAATTTTGCATAAAAATTTTAAT